ATTAATAATGTTTGTAATACCATTAAGAGTGATACTTGCAGGACCTATGGTAACAATACCAGTAATTCTTGCATCACCATTTACAAAGAGTGTTGTTCCTGATGACCCGACCGCACCAACCTCTAATTTAAATCTTGGGTTTGTGGTTCCTATACCAACGTTTTTAAGGGTATGAATACCTGCTGCTGTTGTGACCCAAGTTCCACCAATTGCAGTTAAGTTGTTGCCATCACCAAAACGAGTATAAATTTCACTAAAGTTACTATTGATTTTGACAGCACCACCTAAAAGATTGTCCCCTAATCCATCATTTGGTGTTGTTCCTGTGCTTATGCCTAACTTTGCCATTTTAGAAAGTTTTTAAGTATTTAGTTTAAGTAGTAATGTATTTTTCAAATTTAAGTGGAAGAGTTCTCTTAACAGCACCAGAAGTTGAAATTCCACTCACTCCATTATTTCCATAGAAGTTATATGTGTTCTCTTTGGTTCTTCCTGTAAGTTCAATTCTTCCCCAACTAAAGTTTCCAAAGTAATTTGATGTTGCGATACCTCCAGAATATCCACTACCAGATCCAATTCCAGTAGAATCAAAAGTAAATGCAGTAGAATCAAAAGTAATATTTGTTGATGAAAATGTAACAGTAGAAATTCCACTAATTCTTGCAAATATTCTTCTTACTATAGTTGTTCCAGCACCAACTGTTGCAATTCCAATTGTAGTACTTGCAACACTTACATTACTTACACTATCTACCTGATAAACACCATCTACAAAATTTGTTGCAATTCCTATGACATTATTATTAATATCTCTTGATGTTATTGATGTTGTCGCAAAACCAACATTTGAATCATAGACTAAGAAGTAATCACCAACACTAATAGAACTGATTGTAACCGCACTTCCAACAACATTTATATCTCTTAAATATGAATTAGTTGGAATGTGAAGATCAAATATAATTTTATCAATAGAGGAAACTGTTGTGGTTCCAAATCCAACAATAACACCAGAATCGCCAACATATGATGTAACAGTATTAGTCTCTTTAATTATACTTGGTGATTCAATTAACACCTGAGGAGGAATAGTAGAGATATAACCACCTCCTCCAAATGTAACTGCGATTCCTGTTACAACTCCTCCAGACACAGTAGCAGATGCAACAGCAGTATTTTGTGCTGCTGTGGTTCCAAATCCAATTGGTTGAGAAATTGATACTGTTGGAGTTGTTGTATATCCAACTCCACCATCACTAATTGCAATTGAAGTAACTGTTCCCGAAATGGATACCACTGCAGTTGCCGATGCTCCAACTTTATTATCTTGAGAAATAATAGTTATTGAATTTTGGAATGCCAATGAAGTATCGTTTTCATTTGTTGAATTAAAGAATGGTCTTACATTATCAACACGAAGAATAGTGTTTCCAACTCCAACTGGTTGAATTAAATATGAAGTTGGAGTAATTGCTGCTTCGTAAAGCATTCTATCCTTTCCAATTGGTAGTTCATTAATAATTTTATCTTCAGTTTGTCTACACCATACCACAGGTCTTTCAAGAGTTTCATCACTAACATTTCCTGGACCAAAATATGGATTAGTATTTACAAGATCCGTAGAATTAATGCTGGTAACCGTTCTTTCTTCTTCTTGAAGTGTTGGAGACTGTCCAAGAGAAGAGTCATAACCAATAGTTAATCCATCACCAATTTTAACAGTTTCCAAAATGTCAACATCTACAACATCAACAGATCCACTACCACGATAGAATAAAATCTTTGAGGTATCTCCAATTTTGGGAGGTTCGGTAAATGTAATAATACTTCCACCTGGGAAGATATATCCACCACCAGGAATTTGTAAAATATCGTTTATGAATATTAATAAGGTGTCCTGAACATTAATATTTGATCCTTTAGAAGAAAGAATAGAAATTAAATTATTAGATACTGTTATTGGAAAAGAAACTGTTTCTCCGTCAAATTTATCATCTAAACTATCTAATACTTGAAGTTCTCCAATTGACCATCCGGTAAATTTATCTGCAAAGGTTTTTTGTATGGATATTTTAAATTCTTTAAATGATGATCCTGTTGTTGGTATCCCAGTTGGACCGCCGATAGGAACAGTTAAAATTTGATCCTCAATATAACCATATCCAGTATTGATTATTTCAAAATCTATTACACTTGATCCTTGTCCAACAACAACATTTACTGTTGCTTGTGTTCCTACTCCAGAGGACCCAGAACTATAAATTAAAGGTAGATTTGAGTATGATAATGGATCATCAAATATTACATATGGTGGATTTGTGGATGTGTATCCTGAACCTGGGTTAGTAATAGCAATACTTACAATACTACCATTACTTACTGTGGCAGTTCCAATAAATTCAATAGATGGTGTACCAGTCGAAGAAAGTGCAACACCAACTTTAACAATTTGAACACCTGAACGATATCCAGATCCACTATTACCAATGCTAATTGTGGAAATAGTACCAGCAATAGAAACATTTGCAGTTCCACCAGCAGACACTAATGGTTGATATCCAAATCCTTCTGTAGATCCAACAGAAACTATAACTCCACCACGAGGGATACTTGCATTATTAACATCGTAAGCAACTGATGTAGCTGCTCCAGTAAAGGTAATTGTAGTAACTCCCACAGATTCTGTTAGATTATAATCATATGTTATTCCAGGACCTTGGAATATATCATTAATCAAAATGACAGCATTTTCATTTGCAATACCATCAACATCAGTTCCGTTAGATTTTAGTGTAAATTTTTTGGTAATACCATTAAACCCTGAGGATATATCATTAAAAATATAATTCTTATGATAAGTTTCATCCAATGAATTTACAATTCCAGATCTAATAAATGACCTTCCTTGGAATGATGATCCCGTTGATATTCCAACCCAATCCCTTTCGTCTGGACGATTTGTGGCAGAACTTAATGGAATGTTTCCATAAGGAGCTTCTGCAAAATTTAAAACATTATCAACTATATTATAATTACCAGACACTTTAGTAACTAAAGCACCAGTTGAATACCCTGCAATTGATGTTCCTAATCGAGGTCTACGAACTTGAATAGCATTAGTACTTCCAATACCAACACCATCAATTCTCATTATTTCATCACCAATTTTGATTAAATCTCCACCAAAGAATGAAGTAATCTGATTGAAAAAGATTATATCACTTGTTGTAAACGCATTAGTTGCTAATGTTGTAGTAGTTGCAGTAGAAACTATTGGTGATTGGATAAGATTATCGAGTGCAACAATCACCTTTGCATTTTGATTTGTTGATATAAATCTTTGTAATGTTCCAATTCCAACATTAGTAATGTCTAAAGTTTTTGGTACAATATTAAGAGCATCCTCTGCACTTCTTGACAATTTAATATTGTTTATGTCGACTTTAACAATATAGACACTATCAGGTAACTTATCAGTTAATCCAACACCAGTAAAAGTAGTTGCTGCTATTCCAATTGCTTGTGTTGTTCCTGCACCTGCGTTAATATATCTAACTTCCTCTCCTGTTACAAAGAAGTGATTTGGTATAGAAATTGTATTAGAAGTAACATTGACAACAACAGAAGAATCTCCCGCAAAATATCTTTCAAATATTGGATCATTTTTATGAGTTAAATTAAATGCTCGTTTAATATCAACGTCAGTTCCTTCATAAGTTCCATAATCAGTCTGAATTTCTGAATTGATAAAATCTATAATATCTTTTTCATCATCTTCATATCTTAAAGCATTTAAATAAACTTTAACATCAACATCAATATTTGGTAATGGTGTGAAAGTTAAATCCACCACTGATGAAGTTTTTTGAGCACCAATTGTTCCAAGACCAGAAAGAGTATCAACATTTGCATATTCAGTAATATAAACATCTGTTCCATCATCAATTAGTGCTACTTCAGATATTTGGTGTACATTATTTGTGTTATCTGAAACTTGTATGATGAAATATGCACCATCGTAAATATCGGGATACTTACTGATAATGATCGGTGATGGAGTTGATGTTGAAGCAATAGATGTGGATCTTCCTTCCAATCTAGCGTGTTTCATATCATAAGTACCAATACCCACCGAGGTTGTACTTCCAAATGCAACCTGAATTGTATTAATAGTTACTGCAATACCAACATTTGGAGTAAAATCAACTTTTAGTTCTGAACCAGATAGATATGGATAATATGTACCAAGTCCACTGCTTGAATATGAATCAAATGAATGTGTGGTTAATTGTCCATATTCTAAGAATTCGACATTAGTTCCATCATGAATTATTGTTAGCTCATCAAATTCATATTGTTGATTATCTGACAGAATTGAAACTAAAATTTTTGTAGACCTATAAGTATTAGCAATACTAACAATAGTTGTTGGTCCAGAAGAAACTAAAACACTATTTGATTTAATATCAACTATTCCTCCAAAATTAGTACTTCCAATTCCAGATAAATTATCGTTGATATTATATGAAAGTGTTGTTACATCAAAATCATTAACGCTAAATTTTGTTGGATAGAACAAAAGAACACCTTCAGATCCATCGATTGCAAAATCAAAAGATCCCATATCATAAGTGTTTTCAACCCTTGCATATTGATTTAAATATCCATTTCCGACATCATCTCTAAGAGTTGTAACAAGTAATAGTTGTCTTTCTCCAACAAATCTCTTATCTCTAATATACGTAATATATTTTTGTGATCTTACATCTGCAAGATTAAATCTGTGAACTTCAGAAAAACGAGTTGGTCTTGGATTACTATTGAATTGTGAGCTAATATCATCTATTGACAAAACTCTATTGCCAATAGACTCTGCATAATCAGTTAAAATTCTATTTGAGAATATTATTTCATCTGAAAAAATTTGAGATCCAATCTGAAGTGAATTTTCTCTTACTAAATCAAAATCATAAACACAATTTAAATTTACAACACTAATGATGTCACTTATAACTTCAACCGATGTTAAATCTGATGGTAAGTTAATTGTAAGTGAATTTGAGTCTTCTACGCTTAAGTTTGATTCTAACTGATAGTCTGAGAATTTTACAAATCCAGTTGTGTGATTTAAAGTGCTTACTGCATCGTTCCAAGTATCAAATGCAACTCTAGATTTAATTGAATATGAAAAGTTTTGATAGTATAAACTATCTTGTATTCTTTGTATATTATTATTCAATACTCCAGCATCAGATTGCCATCCACTTACAAATTTTGATGTTGCTGCGAGATTAAAAAATGCATCAAATCTATCAATTGAAGATGGTATTCCTTGGGTTTTTGAAGAAGATCCTTTTATAATTTCTCCTACTTTAAAATTATTTTTGGATAGTATTTTTATAAAATCTAATTTCGAATCCCAGTCTTCCACTGTTCCAGTAAATGTCTCTGATGTTACCGTTTCTCCAATTAAATAATCATTTTTTCTTAAAACTATATCAAAAATTGGGAATTGTTTTTGTGCAATAATTCTACCAGAAGAATTATTGGGATTAAACGTGCCTGGAGATTCTGAACCAGTAAGAAATTCATTAAGATTGTAAGTTACCGATCCACCAAGTCCACCAAGATTTTCAGTAACTGAAGTGAGAGTAAACAACTGATAGTTATAATTTTCAGAGTTAAATCCTTTACCTGTAGACGTAACCCCCACGCTAATATTTTCAATTAAAACTTTATCATTTACTGCAAATGGAAATGAATTTGCAGTACTAAATCCTACCGATAAAACTACTGTTACATTTTTTGTTATAGAATCATACTGAATAGATGAAATTCCAACTCCATTTGAATTCTGAATTGGTAAAATTGTTGGAGTTATATTGTTTAGACCAAAAGTGTTTTTTAAAATTTCTATTTTATTGTTACCTAAAGTAAATTTTAAATCAATTTCAGGAACAATGTTGTCAGTCTTTCCGTCCAAAACTATGAGTTTTGGTGCAGAAGTATATCCTCTTCCAAATGAAGATATTCCAATAGATTCAAAAGATGAAAGAGGATCAACTTTTACAACTTGTGGAATTGATACACTTGGTCTCATAGTCAAATCTGAGGGAAAATCGAAACCAATATCATTAATTTTTACTGATTTAATTTTACCAATAGAAGTACTTGAGGGTTCTAATATTTCTCCGGTTCCGATTCCAGATGTAACACTCAAAATTTGTGGAAGGGAATAATAATTTTGTCCTCTATTTAATATTTTTATTTTGGAAATAGAACCATTAGTATTTGAGGAATTGGTTTCGTATTTTATACTAGATATACCTGAAATATATAAATCTTCTTCTGGAACTTTTGCAACATCATAAGTAAATGATGTGCTAGATCCTACTATAATATTGTATATTCCATTATATTGACTGCTAAGAATTTGGATTTCATTATTTGATAAAACTTCACGATCTTCAGTAATTAATTTTTTATTTTCGGGAAGGTTTCCATCATAAATTGGAATTAAATTATAATAAAGATTTTCTGGCGTATTTTCATTAACCGATAAAATAACTTTTGCATCGCTAGTAACTCCAACTGTTCCTATCTTTTGGACTTCAAAAACTTGATCATCAGAATTGCTATTATAATTTTTTGTAAGATTAGAATCATTGAAAAATTTTAAATCAAATGCAGGATACAGAGTTGATTGTTGAGTATATGAAAGTGACGAATCTGATAGATCAAAAATAACTGAAGAATTTTTGTATACTTGTATTGGGGGATTGATTGAAGACAATGTTCCATTAGAAGCACTAGTGATTCCAACAATGTTTGGTTTTACATTAATAGAATCATAATAAGTATTAGTAAGTCTAATATTATTTGTATCAACTACAAAAATAAAATATTCTTTATTATTTTCAAGACCAATCGCAGGAATTGTTGCAGTGTGAATTACTTTTTGTCCACTTTCAAATTTGTGATCAATGATAGTAATTGTATTTGTAACTGTATTAATTCCTGCAGAAATAAAGTCTTTTGGATTTATTAATAATTTTCTGTTGTAGTCATTATATTTAAAAGTAAATGTGGTTGATATTGATGGGTTTACATCAATAAAAACTGTATCGTTATTTAAAAGTCCATGAGTTTGTGCAGTGGATACTGTGACTGTATTTTTTGAAATATCTCCAATTAATCCATTATAAGTTGTTTTAAAACTATGGTTTTCTCCTGTACCTACGCTAGTGAAATGTAAGATTCCCGTTCCACTTGTCTGACTTGTAATTCCAACAAAAGTTCCTCCTGTTCCAAGACCAACCTTGAATGTAGAAATACCAATTAAATCATCTGATATTCTTGCAACATATACTATCGACTGATTTGAAAGTGATACTGAAGTGGATATTCCATTTGTAGAAACTCCAATTACAGATCCATTATTTGTAGAGTATATTAATTCATCACCAGTATTTAATTGATGATTTGGTATATAAATGGATCTTGTAGGAATGAAAATCTGAGTGATACCAACTCCTGGATTTGAAAAAATTAAAGTAACACCAATTCCAATTCCAGAGGTTGTACCTAAACCAACTGCATCAATTGGATTAAAATAAATTTCACGATTAATTTGATAATCATACTGAGATCTAAACCCAGCATTTATTATAAGTTTTCTTGAATTTTCATACAGAACATCAGTAACACTATGAGAGGATCCTACTGTCCCATTTATTGCACGAAGAGCTCTAATTCTTGATGACCTTGCATCAACATTTAATACTTTAATCTGTTCTGTACCAATACCTAAAATATCATTTTCACGAATATTTGGATAGTTTAAGTTTCCTGCAACAGAAAAATAAGTAACTATTCCAGTTGTTGCAGTGCTACCAATACCAGCAGTAAGAGCAATTGTATTTGTTGTTACTCCAATTCTATAAGATCCCTCAATTAAAGATGAAGTTGTATTTAATCCCGAGACAACAATTAAATCAGAATTTGTAAAATTATGAGGATTTTCTGAAAATACTAAGAAATTTCCCTGAGATGTAATTGGATAAAATTCAACATTTGATATTGATGTAGTTGCAACACTAATGGAATTTACAGATCGTCCAAAAATTCTTTCAACTTCAGCAGAGACATTAGAACCATCAGTACCCTCGTTATCAAATACTAACTTGTCTCCAATTTTATATCCAGAACCACCAGAAGATATATTTATTTTTTCTACAGATCCAGGAGTAGCATATTTAATATCAACAGTTTGATTTAAAAGATTTGGTATATCCAAGTATGCATAAGAAGCACCATTTTCAATTAAATTATATGGATTAGTATTTCTCGAAAAATTTGTTTGATTTAAGTCAAGATCATTTTGATTTGATGCTGCTTTAAAATTAAATTCATTTGGTTTTGAATTAAAATTATCTCCAATCAAATATGGAAATACTGGCGACTTATATCCAGCAAAAGGTCCTGAAGAATCCGCAGCAGAATTACTAATCGTTGCAAAATACACATATGCACCATTTGGATATTCTGGCGTAACACAAAATCTTCCGTTGTTTTTATCCAATACAGTTTCATCAGAAACTTCAAAATGACTATAATCTTGAATAAAAAATCCTACAGGAAAAGCAGAAACTGAAGGTCTATTTGGTTTTAAATCAAGTTTATATCCAGACCTCATTTGAGATATTATACCACCTTGTTTAGTGGAATATCCATATGGACCATAAATTGGATTTCCGTCATATGCCCACCCAATAATCGGGGAGTGATCACTTGATGATACCTCTTTATTGCCAGATTTTATTAAGTCTTTTCTTCCGTATAAAATATTTCCTGCTTGATCTGAAGCATATACAATTTCTCTAAGTTTCCTTGGTGCATACAGATGAGAATATTCTAATTCAAAATTTTGATTAATTCCTTCAGATAAAACTCCATCGTCATCAGAAACAATTGTTGAATTTTTTTGAAAAATATTAACATTCCAAGATTGTATTTTTGTATTAAATTCTGCCAAAAGTCCTGTAGCAATGACATTTATTGCAGTAGTACTTGGCAAATATCCAATACCCGATTCAATTACGTTAACTTTAATTAATTGACCATTTTCAATAATCGGAGTGAGTACTGCACCAAAACCTTCACCATCAATTTTTAAATTTGGGGGTGAGTTATATCCACTTCCAGAAGAATTTACTAAAACTTCTATAATTCTTCCATCTGAAATAATAGGAATAACTTTTGCACCAGAACCACTATTTAAAGTAATTAATGGTTGTCTGTTATAGTTTAAAATTTCTGATGATCCATAATTAGATCCATTACTTTCTAAATGAACTGAAGTGATTTCTCCTCTAAAAATTGGTTGAACAACTGCTTTAAAAGTAGTAGTCGCAATTGAAGAAATACCAACGTTACCAATAATTTCAACAGAAATTTCTGGATAATTAAATGATTGAATCCCAGAACCAATTGAAGTTAAATTAATAAATTGTTTTGTAGTATAATAAAAATTATTTTCTACTGACCCAGTTCCAATTGCCGATAAATTAAAACTATTATTATCAACTTTTGTTAGATAGTATTCTGTATTATTGGTTAGTCCTCCAATTATTGATCCATTTGTAGAGTATTTTACAATTTCCCCAGATTCAAATTCATGATTTGAAATATTAATTTGATTTATTGAAGTATTAATACCCGTTACTGAACTTAAAACTGTTTTTTTCTTATTTTGATATCCAGAACCGGAATTTTCTATATTAACTGACCCTAAAATAGATTTTTTATTAAAAGATCTAAACTCATGATCTCCAATTCCATGTGAGGTTAAGTTGACCGTATTAATTCCAGATATTGCATCACCTAAAGTATTGTGCAACTTAACTGTAGTTGATGACTGTACAGAAACAAAATATGAAGAATCTGTAGATAATCCACCAACTCCCCTTTGTCCTTTAGTATCGTAAATTATTCTTTCAGTATTTCGGAATTTATGATAAGTATTAAATCCAACAGTATTACTTATTAAAGATACTTGTTCAGAATTAATTTCAGAATTAAAACTTGATTGATGGTCAACTAATTTCATACCAGCATAAGCTTTAGCACCTATACCATTTCCACCGGTTATTCTAATTGATGGTATTTCTGCATAATCAAATCCAGAATCAACTATTCTTATTTGACTAAGAGAACCTCTTACTGCACAATATGCCGTGGCGCCAGAACCTACTAGGTCATTAATTGTTAAAATAGGAGGATTAATTACATCATAATCAATTCCAGGAGCGGTAACTTCTATTTCATTTAATGATCCATAATATACAACATCTCTTGATTTGTAATTTAATACTTCAACACCATTAATTAATATTCCAGTAAATCCAGGTTCTGTTGGATATTCTGCTCCATCATTAACAGGAGAAGAAATTTCCCTAAAAAGATTTTGTGATTGTAGTGTTTTTGATTTAAACTTATAATATTCAAGTTTATTTGAATTTATTGTTACTGGACTATCAACAGAAACAAATTTTGAATAGTAAATATCTGATTTGCTCTTAGCAAGTTTAATATTACTTGAATCTATTCTTTTAATAAAATATGTACCCTCATCAAACAACTTACTCAGAATTTGTGCAGTTTCAATAATATTACCGTCTTCATCTAATGATTCTGATACTATTTTTTCTGGAGTATAGTAAACTAAATCTCCAGTATAAAATCCATGATCTGTAGTTGAAGTAATTTTAAAAATGTCAGAATCAAATGTTCCAGAAAAAATTATTTCTCTTGAAGGTGTATTTAATGATATATTATTATAGTAGGGAAGAGATGTTGACGCAACTATAGTTTTATCTTTATCTTTGTAAATATTTTGAACGTTTGCATTATTAACAGAAATTTTTGGAAACGTTGAAGAGTTTGGTTTTAAAATATTTCTTTTTACTGTATACAAATTGGTAATTAATAATTCACCCTGCCCCTTTATGTTAAATGATTTCTCTGAAACAACATCAATTATGGTAGAGTTTTTTTCTATTCCACTACTATCAATTATTTTTAAACTGTCACCTATTCTAAAAATGTGATTTAACTTTGTATTGACTCTGTAAGTATTATCTGTACTATCAATCAAAGAAATTGATTCAACATTATATGAAGTTGAAATATTAAAAAACCAATTATTAGAAACTACATCTTCTGAATTAACTCCTAAAGTTTTAATTTGTGAGGTATAACCCTTTTTAAGATAGTATGTATCATCGATTAAATTAAAATCTTTTATAACTGAAGTAATTCTTACTTTAACGGTATTATCAAAATTTTGTGCGTAAGTACTAATACCAATATTTGTAGAATCCTCAATAATTCCTGTGATATTTGAACATTCAAAGAATTGATTTATATTTTTTGACTCATATTTTATAATACCTCTCGCTGTATCATTATATGTAACGTACAGTTCACCACTATTTGGAAATCCTACAGTTGAATCAACATCAAGAGTCTTAAGTTCATTAATAGAATCTGCATTATATTGACCAATTACTTTAGTTTGGGGATGAACTTTAAATTGTCCATATAATGCACCATCAAATACAATATCTTTATCATAACCAGAATCAAAACTAAGTCTATAATATTCTTTTGCATCTTTAGAAATTATTTTTTCTACTTTTGTAATTGGGGCATATGCTTTTGAAAAATCTAGATATTCATCTTGAATTAAAGTAGAATTTATTAAATTTTCTGGATTTCCCTCAATACTTTCTACAACCAAATCAGTTGTAACTTGGAATTGTGCGTCTGAAGGTCTAAAGAGATATTCTTTAGGTCTAATAATGCTTGCATCTTCACCATAAAGAACTTTAAATAAAATTTCAAACGATTCATCAGTACCCTTACTTCTATAGAAATCTTTTGACTGCTTAATGAATAAAGAATTATTTAAATCCTTAGTTAAAGTTCTATTTTCAAATCCAGGAGTTAATTGATACTTAATTTTGAGTAAAAATTCTTTCAGAAATAAAGAACTCAAATTGGTAATAGTAGATCCAGCAGAATGATCTGCAGATTCTGATTTAGAAAATACTAATTGGTCTGGTTGATTTTGTGACTTATAAGAACTTATTCCACTAAATCCTCTTATACACCCAGTAAAAGAATTAAAAGTTTTTCCCGTATAAGTAATTACTTCATCATCAATTTTTAACAATCCATATTTTTCAGGAAACCCATTTGTTCCTGTTGATGTTAAAGATGTATCTACAAGAACAGTATTATCAAACGAAGAAATATTTTCAAGTAAAATAGCAGACTCTGCTTGACTGGTTATTTCATCAACTTTGATATATCTATCAATATTTTGAATTAAATCAATAGGAGCTCCTTGAAATTCTTGAGAACGATAGTATTGGGATAAAAATTCTGATACTAACGGAAACTCCTCCCTTACATAAGATGGAAGTTGATTGTTAACGATGTTGCTGAACTGAATTCTTTTCTCTAACATTTTTTTATGATCTTACTAAGTTCCCGTTTGCGTAACTTGAAGTTACAATATAGTTTGATGCTGAAGGGTCTAGACCCGAAGATATTTCATCCGTCACCATCTCAAATAAACTATTACTAATATCTAGTTGTAAATATAAATCCTGCAATCCAATAACATCATTGGATTTTGGAATAACTGAAATTTGAATAATTGATTGTCCATCTTTTATTTTTCCGGTAGAAAATATATTGATTGGATTTAATGTAATAATTCCAGTTTTGTATATAATATTTCCAACATTTCTTTTAACAATTGTTGGTGTTAAAGAATTTGTTGCAGGAAGAACAAATAAAAATAAAGATCCAGTTTCTCTGTTGGTATTTGGAACATCTGATAAGTATACTTCCTGTTGTACATCAGAAACTCTAAAAGGTGTGGTTTTAATATTAAACCCATTCATACTTTTAATATGAAATTCATTTCCAAAACCAATCTGATATTCTGCAAAAGTATTTAACACAACTCTTAAATCTCTTCTCATTTGAATAGTTGTTATATTAGATGTAACCGACTCATGACTATCATCAATAACTTTTAAAAATTTACTATATTTAAATCTTGCTCCATACTTATTCAGTTCCGTTGATTCTGCATATTTTGTAGTATTGTTTTGTATAATACTTGATACAAAGTCTGAACTTGGTGCAAGATTTGTATTATAATAAATTTTTGAGCTTATTTCAATATAAAGATATTTTAAATCTAAAATCTCAGGAACAATCCCTGCAACAGCATACTTTTTAAGTTTAAGTTTAATATTTTCTTTAATTAAATTTGGTAAAAAGTCTCCTGATCTTGGTTTAATACTTATAAAGACCTTTCCATACTGTGGTGGAATTAATTCTTCACCACCAAATACGGAAATAGATTCGGTTTCTGGATAAATTTTTGCAGGAATTAAAGTTTCATAATCATTTGCAGTAAGAGCTCTATTTTGTGATGCATAAATTCTTGGCGCATATTTCTTAATTGACTCAACCGATTCAATATTTTCTCCACCAGATGCAATTAATCCTGTGGTTAATAGAGAAATGCCAGAAGTAATTATATATTCTATAGAATTTCTATTATACGTAATTCTTCCGGCAAATGTAAATTGACTTATACCATTTGCACTATCACCATTTGAAGTAATATACCCAATTTCTATAAAGTTTCCTTCCTCAAGTTTTTTGCCAAAGATTCCATCTCCAAAAATAAGTTCATATCTTTCATCTTCAATCTCCTGTAAGAAGAAAATTTTAGATTCCTTATCAATATCAAAAAGACTATCTTGAAGACTATATTTTACTGATCGTGTAGACTGCTCATTATTTCTTACAATTACTGAAATTAAATCAGTATCAATACCACTATTGGGTAAAATAAATCTTTGATTTAAATTATTAGAACTAAAAGTGAAATTACTTGTTAGACGAGTTCCTTGATAAACTTCAAGATCTTCGAATGTTGCTATACCATTGAAGACTGGAACTGTAATATCTTCTAAAATACAGAACACAAAGGACTGATTACCAAAACTACCCGAGGTGCTTGCTACAGGTCCTTTACGGAGGGTTAGAGAGGATGGTGTGGGAGTTATATTAGAAGTATCTATAAAGAAACTTATTGTTGCTCTTGCTGCTTTTCTTGATCTAGGAATGTAACCAATATGTCTAGCAAGTGCTACTACATTTTCTCTCAGAGTGGCACTATCGATAAAGACTTCATTTGCCACCATATTGGCATTATATGAAGTAATATATGTGTTATATGCTAATACATCAATAATAGTTGACAGATTTGATCCTTCAAAATCATAATCTGTAAAGTTTGAATTAGATCTTAAATAATCTTTGAGAGTGACCTTTATTTGATCAAAATCTAGATTTGAAAAATTTACTAGGGGCATTTATCTGGTTGGTTGTAAAACAAACTCTAACTGTTGTGCTGGAATATCAACACCAACTACTCTGTAGATAATAATTACATCAAATGCTCCATTATCAAAATCAGGAATTGTTTGAACATCTATTAAACTAACTCTTGGTTCAAAATTATTAATTGAATTTCTGATTTCATCATTAATAATTGATGCTGAAATCTCATCAATATTTTCAAACAATGATCTACTCACTCTAGATCCAAAATTAGGATTGAAGAATTTTTCACCAGGAAGAGTAAATACAATGTTTCTTATCGAACGTGCAATTGCAGTTTCATTTTTAAGAGCAATTAGATCACTATTCAGAGGATTATTCTGAAAAGTCATACTAATGTCTCTAAAACCTTGACTTACCCTTTCTAAAGGCATTGATTATTACAATTCTATCTTATTTATCACCGATTTTTTGATTCATAAAGTGGTTCAGTACCATATTCCCAGTCATCATAGTCTTCATCATTGCGAATTTTCTCATGAATTTCATTTTGGACAACAAAATCATGTTTTTTGGGTGTTATATCATCATTTGCAATCTCTCTAAGCATTTTTTTCTGGTTGATTTCCATTGTTTTGCTCCTGATTAGTTGAATCAGAACTTTTTGCGGGGTTGCTATCCCGAATTTCTATAATTTCATACATAAAATCGTCAGAAGTCTCAATTTTGCGACGATTTTCGACAGTATATTCATTCAAATCAATTTCGTACCCTGGATTTTTGGTAATTCTATTTTTTATCCATGCATCATCGTACCATAAAATTTTATTATTTGGATATGCGTAGAAATTTCCATTATCCATTTTAAAAAAGTGAGCACATTTATGTTCTGGTGTCTCACTGAAGTTAGTATTCAGAGTTGATTTTGACTCCCAAGACCAATCAAGAGTAAAAAGATATACTCCTTCATTCTTTTCACCTTTATAATTAATTAATT